TCTTCTGCAACCGAATAGCGGTATCTTCCAGGTTCACCGGAATAATCAGTAACTCGCCCCAAGCGTCAATGAGAAGGCCCGCTTCATCACGAAACTTCCGGACAGCCTTCATTCCGGCAATGATGCTGCTTTCGTTCAACGCGAGCGGCGTGGAGCTGGTGTTCGCCTGCGTGCCGCTGTCGATGGGATGATCGGTCGCCAGAAGAGCTTTCCCATCGCCGCCAATGTTGGCGTCATAGGTAGTCGCAGCATTCAGGCTGTTGGCCGCATAGGCGTTCCAAAAAGCCACCATGGAGTTGTTCAGACCAAGGTTAGTTGGGCGGAAGTTCTCGCGGTACAGACCGTCTTCAATCGCCTTCTGCGTCATGGCGTACATTATCGAAGCTTCGACGTGCTCGATATTGTACACGCCACGGTCGCCAGAATCGTTATCAGCGTAGCTTGCTTCACCTTCTTGCTTCTGGCGGGCAGCGCCAAGATACCGCACCTGCAAGGAACGCTCTACCGCCATCTTAGAGACTTTGGTGGTAAAGACATCCTTCCATTCGGCCGGAACTTTATCGTATTCGCCAGTAACGTCCATAAGACCAGGAAGCAACTGGTTCGCAATTGATGCTAGATTGACAGCCATATTGCTTAGACTCCCAAGGCTTCATATGGCGTGGACTGCACAACCACAATGTTATAGCTAGATGTATTGTCAGTACCATTGTCACCCTTGGCAGCAATGTTGCTGTAAAGATCAACGACACGAAAGGGGTAAGTGTTCGTGGTGGCGCTACCCGCCGTAACAGTCATACCGGACTTGCCACGCCCGCCGATGTTTGTGCCTGTGCCTGCGGTAGGCTGAACCTTATTGCCGATTTCGGCAATGGTAAATGCCGTTGCATACGCCTGAACCAGGAACATCTGCGGAGGCGCGCCAAGGATGGGAATAACCCATGCATCAATATCATAAGCGTGGTCAGTAGTCGGGAGATATGTTGACCAAACCTTACGACCACTGGACGTAGAAAGATATTCGAAGCTCCGAACAACGCCGATAGTGTTGCCACCGTCCGCATTGCTCCAAACGCCGCAATATCCCGAGCCAAGGTCTTGAAGAACGTCACCGGCATAGAGCGCCGTTCCGTAGTTGTATGCAATCTTTACACGGCGCAAACCAAACGTTGCCGCCGCTCCGCCCTGGGCAAAGCCTAGATGCTTAAACCCAAATGGCGAGTTAGTATTAGCCATTTAATTCCTCTAATTATCACAATGCGAGCGGCGCGCCCACGGGTTCAGTCAGGTATTTGCGTAAGCTCACCAGCGCGGATTGCTTCACGGCCTGTACGTTTGACCTGTTTCCCTCGGTTTTCATACCCCTTGGGAACGCTTAAATCACTACTTCTATCCATCAAAGCGCCGTACTGCTCTGCTGTCTTGCGGCGATTTTCTTCAAGCGCTTCGTTGGTAAGTTCTTCACGGCGTTCCATAAGAACAAGTCCGCCGACTTCAATGTAGTTCTTATCCGTTACGCCGTACAACTGGCCAAGGCGGGAGTCAGGGCGAACATACTCCCATCCGTTGTCAAGCATACGGTTCATTTCCATCGGATCAGCGGCGTTAAAACAGCTCGCTCTATTCCACTGGTAGCTCCAACCCGGTTCTTTATAGTCTTCCGGAACAGTATACGGATCGTCAAAGTTACGATTACGCCGCTTTATAGTACCATCCCGCCCGAGAACTTCACCGGCTTTAAGCTCTGGTCTGAGTTCTTCCCGTGTCTCTCTTGCCATTACTTTAACAACCTGTATCCGGGATATTTGCCCTCGGCTAATCCCTTTTGATATTCCATATACTTAGCAGGCGACATACCCAGATCGCGAGCCAGCGCCGTAATCTCTGGTGAAGCCGCTTCCGCCCCACCAGCGTTCCCGCCCCCGACACGAGCGGACGGCGCGCCAGCCGGACGTTTGGCCTTCACCGGCGTCACAGGTATTGCCGCCTTGGGCGCCGGCGGGAGCGTATCTTCTGCCTCAGACGCCTCATAGCCCATATGGGCGTCCAGGAAGGCATAATAGGCGTCTGTACCGGGTTTAAATCCCCTCAGGTTGGCCGCCTGGTCACCCAGGATAGCGAGCTGCTTCCGGCTGTCGTCTTTGCCGAAAATGTCGTTCTTATGGGCGCGAATCCATTCCCTGTCGCGCTCAATTGGGAAATTCGCGTCAATGTACGCCTCCACCGGATCACCGCCCGTGGGAGCGCTTGCCGGTGGACGCTTGGCCGCCTCGGCGATCTGCTCACGCCCTTGCCGTAGCTGCCTCAGCTCTTCACGGGCGTCTTGCAGGTGCTCGCTCGCCTGCAACTCCTCCTCGATATCGCCGGACATGCGCGCCTGACGATACCGCTCCTTCGCCGCGTCGATGGCGGTCTGTGTCACCACGAGTGCTTGTTCGATCAACGCCTGGTGGTTCTGAACCTCGGACGTCTCATGCTGCACAACGCGGTTGTGAAGCTGTTCAGCCCGCGCCTTCTCCGCCGCCGCTTCGGCGCGCGCCTGGTCGCGTTCATCCGTCGCAGCCTTGAATTGCGCTTCAAGCGCGGCATAAGGATCGTCTTCAGGCTCGGGCGTAACGTTCGCCTCCGCCCTGTGCCTGTCCAGATCACCGCTTAATGGTGATACTAAATCTTCATCATCTAATTGCATCTGGCGCAGATACTTTCCCGATAATCAAGTAATCTTTAATAAAGCGACAGGATATCTTGTTAATCGCACACTCATGCGTATCAGCGTTACGATATACAACCCAATCGCCAACGGTTGGCCTAGTGTCTTCATTAGGCCAAATCTCAACATCGTTGAACGCTACTTCACCAATCTTAACAACCATGCCAATCTTACCCTGAAAGCGGTCTTCATTCTTGGTAGGATCGGTGAAAATGATACCGCCTTTACTTTTAGTCATGGTAGGGGCGGTAACAATCAACACATCGTTACGATACAGTGTCAATCCGTCAATAGAGTCACCAAGTGCAGCCCATACACCAAGTTTAGGGTCATCACCTTGTTGATACTCAATAACCTTCGCAGGTTCAAAGCTAGCCATCGTCTTCAGTTTCCCGTTTCTTACACTCGTTAAGCACTGCTATAAAGTCTTCAAACGCTTTCAGGTAGCCCGTCCAGTATCGATAAGCTTCGATATCCAGCCCGCCCGCGCCTATCTGTTCAAGCTTTCCCACCCGTAGCTCAGCTAGACGCTTCATCAACGCCCGTTCGAACTCGCGTCGCATCACTTCCTCTTGGCGTGCGCGGTCTTCTCCAACCGGCCTGAGCCGCTGCCCGCGCCAGCCGTCATCACCGCGCCACCACGCGCCCGCTGCTCCTCGTCCTTCTTCACGCCCATACCGCCTGGCATGCCACCCATGAGACGCCCGCCAAGGCCGCGCTTCTGGACTGATCCGCCCCGCTTGACTTGCATCTGTGGCGTCGGCTGGGCCAGGCTGGACATGCCCCCGGCGCCGCCGACTGCGCCACCCATGGGAGCGCTTGCCTGGATAGGTGGCGCGGACGGAGTACGGGAAGCCCCCGCCCGCGCCATTGACGGCGCACCAGGAGCCTTGCCATTCTCCGTGCTGCCAGTCAATGCCTGTAACTTGGCGCTTTTTGAGACTTTAGCCGCCGCTTTAATCTTTTTCATTTAGGCCATACCTTGTGCAGGATTTTCTATGTTCAATATAGCTCTCGTAATCTTTAGTTTCTAATTTCCATCGTTCAGTAATCTCGTGTGCAATATCTTGATCAAGAGTTTCAAGTGCTCGGTTAGAATTATCATATGATTTGGTAATCGCACGTCGGATAGTACCTTGAAGGCTTCTAGGTATTCTCATTTAATCATATCCTGCGCTTCGGGGTGTACAGCCAGCGAGTGAGCAATATCCAGTGATTTCTCTTGCAGACGTGCGGCTCTATTTGCCTCAGAGTCGTGCACTTTTTGCTGGATATCCAGCAATTTAATCTGTCTATTCGCTTCATCGTTGCGCAGTTTAATCTGTGCAACTGTTTCATTGCTATGCATGCGCATCTTGTCAGATGCAAGCTTGGCCATGGCCTGTACTTCGTGAGGCTGAGCGTCCGGTTGCGCCTGTTGGTTCGGGTCGGACATGAACTTGTCAGGGCTTCCCCATCCCAAGGTGCGCAAGATTTCCTCTTCAACCGCGCGAGCGTTGTACAGGTCAGGGTGAGCGTCGCAACGCTGGGCCAGCGCCGCAGTCCGGGCCAGGCGATGCATGTGGCTCGGAGTGTTCGGATCGGCGCGGGGCGACAGTGTCATATCGGACAGCGCCTGAATGATCTGCGGCGCGTTGTCTGGGCGCGTCCTGCCGCGCCACAGGGCTTCGGGGTCTTCCTGAAGTAGGTCGCGCAGCATGGCGAACTCTTCGGCCTGTGCAGTGTGCAGGCGCTTGTGCGCCGCCGCCATGATTTTGGTCGCTTGTTCGATCATTGCAAGCGTCGTGCCAACCGGAGCGTCCTGGCGGCCTTCACCCACCTGAATTTCAGCCGTTCCACCGAGGCGCTGCCCGGTCTGGGCAATATTATCCACCAACCCAATGAAAGCCGGGTTGGTTTCTTTGTATGGGACAGGCATTACAGAGTCTGAAAGCTTACCTTCGATAGAATCGATAGCTATTCCTTCGCCCGGATTGGCGCGGAATGTAGGTTTATCGTTCTTCGTCCCACCTTTTTTGTACAGCCACACTGGGAAATTATTGAACATGCCATTATCGAGCATGATACGCCATGCTGCGGTAAGCGCAGTCTCAGTATTCCCCAAAATATGATTAAATCCCGATGGCCAGAAGCCAAACATCGGAATAAACGGATACATGACAAAATTGCGGAGTTTCTTACAGTCTTCGTCGTCAGGATCATAATTTGGCACGATTGCCAACACTTCCTGAGACGATTTATCAACGGTAACCTTGTACGGGATTGCCAATCCTGTAGGTTTACCCTTGAGTTTATGCTCATAACCTTTTATGTCAAGGTCAATGTAGCATTCGAACAGTGTATGATTGGTATCCTGGGGACGCATACCAGTCTTTTGCACGCCTTGAAGGCTGGATATCTTAGCGGTGACAGTATCTTGCTCTTCAACTGGGCTGCTTAACGTGATATCGCGATACACGCCAGCAAGTTGCATACGGCGCAGTGTGTTTTGCGCCATTTCGATACGATGGGTTACGCGATTAGCCCCCATCAAATCACTTGCGTTGTTGCTAACGATAAGGTCTTTGGCGTCAACGGCTTCAATAACCGGACGCTTTCTTATTGGACAATGACAGCCCTTCTTAAACCCCGCGCCGCCCGCAAAGGTTTGAAACAGCATTCGGTCAGTATCGGGAACATACTCGGTTGCAACGTCCTTAAGATAG